AACACCCGCCTCAGGTAGGCATCTTCCCTGTCAAGGAAGTCTTCATTGCCGCCAAACATGGCCGAATTGACCTCCTCCCATGACATTCCGTCGAGGTATCTCATCTGGAGGACGCCCTTCCGATTCTCAGCTGCTTTGCCTGTCCCTTCAATCATCTCAATTGTGGAATCGATCTCATTGTAGAGTGCATACGCTGCTTTTTTAGATGCCTCCAGCTTTGTTCTCAAATGCTCCAGTTTTGCAACAGTGGATCCGAGCGTGTCAACCGGGTTCCCACCGCCATGGGGCATACCATTGGGGGCTGCGGATTTTGGATTGTACGCTTTTGCTTCCATTTCAGATAATCTTTCTTCCAGGATCTCGGATTTTCTCATTGCCGACTCATATCGGCGGAGCCATTTCTTAGCGCTTTCAGTATCAACATTTCCCATTCCAGCGGTGCCACCTTTCATCTCAGATAAATGTCCAGCGGCACCGCTTGGCCGGTGCCACAATTAAATTCTTCCGGTGCTTCCGAAGCCGCCACGGTCTTGGTTTCCAAGCATTCCAACCTGCTCAAACTGGACAGGATCTGCACATTTCACAAGCCTGAACTGGCAGATGCGCGTCCCAGCCGGTATCTCGGTGCGGCGTATTGCAACAGCTGGGAAACCCCAAACGTCATTGTCACCGCAGTAACTGTTTTCAATGATCCCGATACTGTTTGCCATGATAACGCCCCAGTTTTTGCAGGTGCTGGATCGAGGCGCCACTTCTGCATAGTAGCCGTCCGGCAATTCCATTGACACGCCAAGAGAAATCATCCTGTACTCAAATGGTTCAATGACGACCGTCTCGGCTGTTCGCAGGTCAATCCACTCTCCGTGGGACTCCGGGAGCGGATTTCCGTGGGTGTTGATTCGTATCTTGTGCATATATCCTCCTGGTATCTCGCTATCGCCCAGGGAAACTGGGAATAGCTGCTTCTTGAGTGTGAGGTAGGAACGGGATTTTCCACGTCCTACCTCATGTGCAAGCCTTGTGTAACGAACTAGAATGGAAGCTGGCCGTCGTCATCATCCATCATTTCAAAATCTGATGATGGAGCGCTTGGGGGTGCGCTGTACGATGCATTCTGGTAGTCACCTGCGGGTTCTGGGGATTCCGACCGTTTGCTGTCACCAAAATAGACATTCTCGACTTCCACTTCGAGCTCCTGCCGCTTTTTTCCCTCTTTGGTGGTATAGCCTCGTTGGCGCAGAGAGCCGTGGACAATGATCACTCTCCCTTTGGAGAAATATTTCTCAATAAACTCAGCAGTTCCTCGCCATGCAACGCACCCTACAAAATCCGTTTCCGGCTTTTCGGCATCCTTTGGTTTTATATCTCGTTCCACGGCGATTCGAAAGGAAGTGATCGGGGTCCCGTTTCCCGTTCTCCGAAGCTCTGGATCGCAGGTCAACCGCCCCATAAGAGCAACTTCATTCAGCATGCTTACTTCTCCTCATCTTCTTCAGGAGAATCATAGCCGTAGTCATCTTCAAGGAAATCGTGCTCCGCGCCTTCATCCTCTTCACCATCGAACTCAGTATCGGCCTCGGCGAGTTCATCAACCGGCATGTCATAAACATCATCCGCAGGCGCGTTCATGAGGAAAATTGTGTGGTCACAAGCGGTGCAGTCAATGGCAATGCCAGACACATGATTACCGTCATCAGAGAACATGTAGCAGAACAGAGGCTCTCCAACATGGGAAGCAGCAATTTTCGGGTCAATCCAGAAGGGGCTGTCCTTCTCGCAGCCAGAGGAAAGAATAACATCCTTGCTGTTATCAGCATCCCGGACAGTGTAGACGCCATCCTGTTCTGCGATAACGAGGTTTCGGTCAGTGTATTCCATCATCACATCGAAAGCGCTCTTTTCGGTGCCAGGAGCTTCATCATTTTCTTTGGCGGGTTCGGGCAAGCCCATAATCGCATTGTCTTCATCGACCGTTTCATAGTCTGCATCGAAAATGCTGGTCTGACCGTCATCCACCTGCTGAAGGACGAACTTCTCTTCATCATCGTCCCAGACCATGACATATTCGCCAGACAGCTGGCCGGTTGCCTTGTCCTTAATCTGAAGGACAGAACTGACTTCGTGCTTGAACGACGGCTTGTTGTAATCCCGGTTCATACCATTGATGTTTACAAAGCCTTTGGCAATGGAAATGTTGAGCGTCAGAGTGACTTTTGCGTCGCTTGCACCTTTCAGCTGCATGTTATTGAGGGTTCGGTTCAGGACATCATCGAAGTCCTTTTTCAGCGCATAAAAGGTATCCTCATTCAAGCTGAGAACCTTGCCGGTTATGTGGTTAACAGTTTTATTCATTGTTCAAGCTTCCTTTCAATTTGTTTGTTCACGGATGTATTTATTCCTGCAAGTCTCGCAGCAGAAATCAAACCAATTGCCATTTACTTTTGTGGTAATCCATCCTCTTTCCCTGCGAAGTGCCTCTCTCTGGCCACTGGCATTCCGGGCGCTTCCCTCATCATCGAACCTGAACTTCACGGTTTTACCGCAGCAGTCACAGGAATATTCGACATCGCCCTCCCACCAGCCGTCAAAGTCCAGTTCCCTACTCATTATCGGGCACCTCCTGCACTGGAGCTGATTCCTGAATGGTGATAACCAGCCGTGGTCTGAACGAAAAGAACTTTCGAAACTGGAAATCAACGACTTGGGCATCATCGTGATAGGCCAGCTTATTGAGCGAATCCATGACTACCTTAGCCACGTTATCGCAATCCGGCTTCTTCATGGGGCGAAGCAGGTGGGTCGCCATCATTGCCTTTTTCTTCTTGCTTTCACTGGCCGGAATACTGTAATAGCCAACGATTCGAACATCCAAAGGGAGGTCCTTCTCAAAGAATGCTCTCCGGCACTGCTGAATGTACATCGTCTTTATCAGGTTTTCATACAGGATAGTATCCTCCGGCGTCCGGGCCTTCGAAAATCCGCCATGGGATTCAACCCTTGGTCGTCCCTTCCCCTTGGGGTCGCCAGGAACGACAAATTTAAGCTTCATCGGATCCACCGCCTTCCGGCTGGAATTCGCAGTTCTCCCGCAGCTCACATCGGACGTAATACTCGTAGCTTTTCTTGTTCTTCAGCCTTGCCGGTTCGACTCTGTATCCATTCCGATACAGGATCACTGCAACGGCTTCACGATCCTCTTTGCGGTCGATTTTCAGGTAAATCGGGTTTGCCATGTGTCAATCCTCCAGTAATTTCCTCATTTCATCCCAAGTTCTGGCAGCAGCTTTCTTTCTCCAACTCGGGCCTACGAACTGCATCAGATAGCAACATTCAAAAAGCCTGTCATAAATCCGGCTATACCGAATGTCCATCTCATTCTTCATTTGATCTTCTGTCAGATTCGTAGTTATAATCATCGGAAGCTTTTTCCGATAACGGCTATCTACAACGTTGTAAACCTTTTCAATGGCTGCATTGGTGCAACGCTCTGTTCCAAAGTCATCCAAGATCAGGAGCTTTGCATGGTTCAGATCGCTGATTAACTGCTCACCGATGCTTCTGTCGGCATCCATGGCTCCAATGATTTTAACAAATGAGGTCATAATTACCGGGCACTTCTTTTCGAGCAGTGCGTTGGCAATGCAGGCTGCTGCAAAGGATTTTCCTGTGCCGCAGTCACCCCAGAAAATAAGTCCCTTGTTCTCCTGAAGCATTTGGTCAAACCTATCGACGTAGTGCTGGCAAAGCGTTAGATTTTTTGCATTGTATTTCGTTGCCTTGAAGGAGCTGAATCTCGCCTCTTTCATTCGCTCATCCATCAGACTGACAGAACGAAGCTTCTCGATCTCTTCCATATCCCTCTTGGCTTGCCGTTCAGCCTCCTGGCGTGCTTCCTCAGCTTTGTCGCAATCACAGGAGAATCCAATTTTCAGCCTAATGGTACTTGCTGGATTTTCCTCTGTCGGAACCGGGAAGACCTTGAACCCCTGTCTTGGTTTCCCACAAACGCCACAATACCGAAGACCGTTCTTCTCGTAGTCCGTCTCCCTTGGTTTCTGACTGCTAAGAGACGCCAGGGCGATTTTCCGAAGCAAATATGAAGTTCCATTTTCCATAATCATTCATCCTTATATTCCGCAAACGGGTTTTCCATGTTTGGTACTTGCGGATCGATCCTAGGCTTCTTGGGGAGGAAATCGGTAAAGGGCGTAGACTCAGACAGAAACGTTTTCGCCTGCTTGATATAATCACGCTCCGTTCCTTTTTTCTTGCACACGTAGGCATAATTCTTGGCGGCTCTAAGAAGTTCATCTTCAGACCATCCGTCTTTCAAACGAGCCATATACTTTTGGTAAGCATATGCCTTGTCATCCTTTCTGGGATACTCCTCCCAGAATTGCTCAAACGCAAGTCCATATGATTTTGGTGCAGCACTCTTTTTAGCTTTGCTTTCCTTTGGCTTTTTCAGCTCATCGCCTGGCGGCGTCATGCTAATCTGTGGTAAATCTTCTGAATTGTTCTGCCCCTCTTTTGCTTCAGTTGACTGCTGGGAGATTTCGAGCGGTTTTCCAGCATCGTCATTTTTTCTTCGTTCTCTGAAGTCTTTTTGGTGCTTAGCATTGATTTTCCTTTGGTCAAGAGCCTTGTACCACTGTGCTTGCCAAGTATTCCAGTCATGAAGATAGAGACCGCCATCCTCTGCTCTGTCAATCCAGCCTGTTTCAAATAATGCATCCACGACCTCATCAATACTGAGGTTACACCCTGTTCCAACACCATACAATTCCCTGCGAATGTCCTCCACATCGGCATATTGTATTCTACCAGTGCTGTCAGCATTGTTCAGGCCCCAAAACCACAAAAACACCAGTATTCCAGTGGCCTCGAACTTAGAGCATCCCAACGCTTTGAATAATCTCCGCAACTTGGAGCCATTCAGGCTTTCATGTACACTGATCCATGCCATTGATTCCACCACCTTCTTTGCAGACATAAACTTCGACTCCAGTAACCCTTTGCACCGCCTCCACGATTCGTTTTTCATTGGAATGGTCATTCGACATGTGGCAAATGTAAATCTGCCGAAGTTTACTGAGGTCATTGGCTTTCAGAAATTTCACGAAATTCTCCAGGCTCATATGGCTGCGGAACAGCCGCTTTGCTCTTACTGTAGGTGTTTCCCCGGCGTTGATTTTCTCCCACACTGTTTCTTCATCGTAATTGCACTCACCGATAATGTGCGTCAGTCCGACAAATCGGTATCGGACGAAGTAGCTGTCAGTTACGTACAGGAGTTTCTCCCCGGTGTAGGTGGAGCTTACAAGGAAACCGACTGGCTCTGGAGTGTCGTGCTCTGTGCGAAATGGCAGAACATTAAACGTTCCGATATTGAACACGGCATAATCGTCTTCTCCGACCCTGGCGAAGCAATGGAGCCGCCTGTCAGGTTGAAGCCCAAGCTCAGCCATTTCCTTCTCAGGCATCCACACATCGACGCAGCGTTTTACCAGGTCTTTCACCGCTTTACTGTGGTCTCCATGGCAATGCGTTACAAGGCAGCCGCTGACCTTCGATAGGTTGTAATAGCATCCAATCTGGATCTTCTTGAATGGAATCCCTGCATCCAACAGCAATGCGGTCATCCCATCATAAATCAGATAGCAGTTCCCGGTACTGCCGGATGCAAGGACATTTACTTCCATCAGAAATCAGGGCCTCCGTTATCAGGCTGAGCAAGTGGTGCACCAACAAGCTCCCCCGTTTTGGTATCTACCAACGGCATCTCAATGCCAAGCGTTGACTCCGGCAAAGCCGCCGGAATAACCGGCTCCGTATCGATAACCTTGCCACAGGCATTCATATCTGCGTCAGCCTGAGCTGCCATCTCTGCAATTCTAGCCTCCCGGAGCTTCATGTACTGGTAGTTGTCATCAATCTTCTGAGGGTCGAGGGGAATATGCTTGGGTTTGTAAACCTCGCGGACAAGTGTCTTGTAGACCATTTCATCCTTCCAACCCTCAACTGCCTTATCGTCAATGATGCCACCCCAAAAATTAGGAGAGGCATATTTCGGCTTCCGCTTCTCAACATCCGCCATTGTCATAATGATAAGCTTGTTCTTGGTACGATCCGTAAATTCAATGTAGCCAAAGCCGCCAAGCAGTGTGCCACGATCAAATGCGTTATTGATTACAAACTCGTAGGATTCGATTGCCTGACCATTTGACTTCTTAATCGGGCGGAATGTGTCGGAGGAATACACAAGTTCGATGGTAACAGAAACAGGCTTGTCCAGGGCATATTTCTCCGAAATATACCGAACACCGTTGTAGCCCTCCATGAGAGTTACATCATACTTGTTCGTCTTATTGTTCTTGTATGGGATTGGAAACAAGTGATTGTCCTGCATCATATCCAATCCAATTCTGGCATAGTGGACAACATCGGTAGCCAAATCTGCCAGATTGACATTCTGCCATGTCACCGGGAGGTCATTATCCCACTTATGGTCTCTGTTCTTGGTATTTTTCCGAAGACGCTCTTCCTCAGCGGCCTTCAGCGCCCGGTCAATTGCGATAAAGTACCCCTGAACCAGCTTCTTGTGATACTCCGCAAGCTCCGGGGTGCCAACACTGGTTCCAAACTCCTTCATAACCTTAGCGGTGAACCGTTCACTCTGATTCATTACCGCCGGCGGTGCAGCGGGAGGCTGCGCCCCAGGCTGTGCAGACGGAGCCATCTGCGTTTCTGGATTCTTTGCTGCGGGGTTTTGAGTGTTTTCCTTTTTTTCAGTCGTTGCCATTTTAATACCTCCATTTATTGACTCGGTTCATTTAAGCCGAATGCTTTATTTTCCTTCAACTTCCAGTCTCAACGACTTATCTGGCTCAGATACAACCAAGCGAATGACCTGGGTGTCGATGGGTTCGAGTCTTGTAATGCTTTCTGCGTTGTCTACCATAACCGGGAGCTTTACTCCCCAATGGTCAGACAGGGTGTTGATAATTTCGAGACCCGCATTGATACGGGCGGCATTGTTTGCATCAGCATACGGGACAAGGTTTCCGGTGTCGGTCGGAACCATCACATCACAGCCTTCCTTCAAGCCGCCGTTTTGCTGAGTTTCAAACAGCCGGAACCGAACCCGATTGAACTTCTGGTTGATTTTCTCCGTAAGCATATCCACCTTGGTTCGAGTGAACACCTCACACAGGTACAGGCCGTGCTCTGTGACGCTATATTCCTCTGAAAGTCTGCGTTCTTCCGTTTCAAGCTCACGGATTCTCGCTTTTTGCGTAGCTGCAATGGAGAACTTTACCTTCAAATCGGTATAGCTGCGTTCCCGCTCCCTGACAGAGGCAATCTGCGCATCCAATAAGGCAACAGTCTCCGACGCAGACCTGGTAGAATTCTCCAGCTGACTGCGAAGCACGGCAAGCTGCTCCTGATACCCGGCATATTCCTCAGTGGATTCATAAGGTTCTGGACTGACTGCAAGTCTTTTTGCCTCAGCGTTGGCTTTGACTGCCTCGTCAACAGCAGCAGATTCCATTTCGACTTTCTGCTCAAGTTCCTGAATCTCGCTATTCAGGTCTGCAATCATCCCCTTGGAGGCTTCCGTCTTGCCCCTTCGATTCAGCTCGGCAAGCCGTCTGCTCTTGGAAAGATTGAAGTCAGAAACGATTTTTTCCAGCTTATCCTTGGGTAGCTCTCTTCCACAGGTGGGACAGATTTTTACCGACTCAGAAAGCGTTTCAGCGTTCACACGTCTCCACGCCTTCATGATTTCATCCCTCTTGGCTGAAACAGCTGCCAGCTTTTCACGTGCCCTGCGAAGCTCTGCCTCCAAATCCATCTTTGCAATTCTGTGGATGGATACATTTTTCTCAGCTTCCATGGCCTTGGAATTCTTTTCGGAAAGCTCCCTATTGCACTGCTGGAGATATGCAAGCCGACTTTCAGAAATTCGGAGTTCCGTATCTGCTATCTGCTTTCGGATTTCCGCACCATGGGCATCATCAGATGCTGCATTTGCCCGCTGTAACTGTAAGCAGGCAAGCTCTTCGCTGGTGGACTGAATTGAAGAATCAATTGCTTCCTCATTCATCCCAGCAAGGTCAGGTATAGCCTTTTCGGCTTCGTCAATCCGCCCAGGGATTGCTGAAATCTGCTCATTCAGGCTTTTCAGTCGTGCAGAAGCGATTTTCCTGTATTCATCAATTTCGTACATTCTCCCGGAAGTTCCGGGAATGGCTAAGTAAGTGGGCAGTTCACGGAGTTCTGTGGAGCTGTTGATAACTTCCTGGTCAGACACGCTGCCACATACGTCCAGCAGAATCGCCCGGCGCGTCTTCCACGGCAACTGCTCTGCGAAGTAATCCGGCATTGTGAGCATCTTCGGCTTTTCCGCATCGCCACCGCAGAGGCTCAAAATCGTTGCTGTGTAATCTTTCTCTTTTGTCGGCACCCCATTGACGAAGTAGTCCACCGTATGACCGTCCCGTTCCTCCTGGACACTGCCTCTCTTTTTCTTATAGACCTCGTGGTAAACCTTCTGGAACGAAACGGTCTCGCCAGACTCCTGTCGGAAAGATGCCGTAACACCATGGTTCAGATGGTGGACACCCTCACCATCGGCTCCCCTGGTCTTCGGGCTAAAGTCCTTCGCCCCGGTGCTGGCCTTGTCAAACAGCATCCATGTCAAAGCATTAAACACCGTTGTCTTCCCGGTTCCGTTGTCACCGTAGATGCTGCCGGAGCAGCCATCCGGGAACTCCAAATCCAGGAATCTGATGCCCTGGAAGTTTTCAAGCTTCATTGATAACAGTTTCATTTTTCTCCATCCTTTCAAGCTTCTTGGCTTTTTATCTGTACACCTTACATTGGGGGCGACAATGCATTGATTTCGGCCCTCATGGAGGCGTTTTCCAACTCCGTTTTGAAGATCAGACTGAACATGCTCTGCGGGAGATGGCAGATTTCAATTTTCCTTTGCGCGATAAATGACGCTTCGGTTGCATACATGGCAGTCTTACAATCAAGTGCTACGTCCGCGTTACATCTCATTTTCATGCTTATTCCTCCCATTCGCTTCACCGTAATCAGCTACAAAAATAGTAATGTCGAGTTTTTCCTGCTTTGTCAGAGCTTCCTCTAATTCCTGTTGGGTGGTAATCCCGAAATTTTCTCGCAGATATTCCAACAGTCTTTCTCTCAGCGGCATCGCTTACTCCTCTTGACGGCTATTTCCGTAATGATCTTCAGCTCATTGATTGTTTTTGCCACATCCTCCAGATAGGCAGTTATCTCTTGCAGGTCGTCAAGCTCATCCTCAGAAACTTTCCCGTCAGCTGCTATGTCCATCAAACGGTCTTTCATATCATCCAGGAGTTCCAATTTCGTGCTTTTCATAAGCTTAACTGTCACTCGCTCAATCGGAAGAACATCTTCGGAAAGCGGTTTGTTCTTACCAATTGGGCACTGCTTCAAGCAATAATAGTTCAGCAAATGTGGAGCATTGTACAGTTCCGCCATCCGAACTGCCTTATCTGGAGGCATGCATTTCGAAACTTCCAGTTCAGCGTCAGCTAACGCAGACACGGACATCCCAAGCTGATATGCTGCACCTTCTCGACTTGAAAGCCTGTCATCCCATTTTGCGGCCTCCATTCTGCACTCGTACCATGGTTTTCCACCAGCTTTTGTAGCTTCACGTCCCATTTTTTTCACATCCATTTTCTGCTATAATAACCATCGTAATAGAGAGCAGCCTCGCATCACTCGACCGCTTCCACGCAGTTTACCAAATCGAATCGTTTTACTAACCGATTGGTAACTTTCCATCAAAAAGAAAATCGTTCAATTGCTTGAAGTCGAGGCCGAGGATCTGACCAAGAGCAAGCTTTTCATCGAACGTAAACGGAGACCCACCTCTGGCTTTTTTGCAATAAGTTTCGTATTTGATTCCCATTGCCTTTGCAACATCTTTTTGCTTCAACCCCAATCTGTCGGTCGCTGCCTTAATTTCTCTTCGATCCAATTCATCACCTCATTTCCAGTTGCTTACCGCTATAATTATTCTAGCTTACCATTCGGTAATTGTCAAGCAAAAATTTACCGATACCAGGAAATTTTTGCTTACGTTCAGTAAAACTTGTTGCGATTTTAACCAAAGTGAGGTATCATGTAACCAAAATGGTAATTATTGAAAGGAGCCAAGAAGCTATGAACTTTTCGACATTCAGTAACAATCTCCGCCTCCTCATTGAGAGCCACGGCATGACCGCCAAAGCATTCAGCGAGGAAATTGGCATCCCACATGCAACCATATCCCGTTATCTTTCCGAAAATCGTGAGCCGAAACTGACGTATGTCGTTCAAATCTGCAATTTCTTCGGCGTCTCTATCGACTGGATGGTTGGCATGGGCGACAAGAAGTTTGACGCACTTCCTGAAGACATGCAAAACATTGTTTCTCTGTACGCAATAGCAACAGAAGATGACCGACGTGTCATTCGCGCTGTGCTAAAAAAATACGAAAAGGAGTAACCGCAATGATCTACAGTGAACGAACAAGCAGGAATGCTGTGTTTGTCAAACCGGATCACAAAGCCGAACGCCTCCAGCGCATTCCATTGATGACTGCATCATACAACGAAGATTGGATGCAGCAGCTCATTGCTGAAAATCCGTGCATCCTGCAATCCGAGGAAATCGGCCAGGAGTTCTCTGAGCTTGTCTTCATCGCCCGTGAGGTAAAGGTTGGTGACAGCAACTCGACTGGCTATATCGACAACCTCTACGTCTCTTCCTCCGGCCACGTCGTTATCGTTGAGACGAAGCTGTTCCGAAACCAGGAATCCCGTCGAACGGTTGTTGCTCAAATCATCGACTACGCAAAAGAGGCAAGCAGATGGACCATGGAAGATCTGGACAAAATCGCTTCCGAATACACCTTCCGGCAAAGAGGACAAGCTTTTCGCGTGTTTGACCTCATGATGGAAGCCGGGTATCTCACCGTAAATGATTCTGCAAAATTTGTTGATACCGTTAATTTCAATCTTGAGAAAGCAAACTTCTTGCTGCTCATTGTTGGTGACGGGATACGCAGTGGAGTCCAGCAGATGTCTGAATTTCTTTCAGATTACAGTTCCTTCGGGTTTAAGCTTGCGCTTTTAGAGCTGGAACTGTATGAGCATAATGGTGGTACAGTTGTTATTCCAAATGTGCTGACAAAGACGACTGTTATCGAGCGTCAGGTGTTTTCCGGCAAGCCAACCATCTCCAAACCGTTTGAGGCCAAGCAATCTGATCCTACTCCTCCAATTTTATCTCTTACTGAGTTCATTCATGTCTTCGCCGCGAATGGGAATTACGATTCCAGCTCTATCTCTTCCTTCATTACGAATATATGCGATGTACCGGGCGTAACTGCTACGGTTCACCCGTCTGAGGTCAGAATTCGCATTCAACTGCCTGATGGTTCCACCTGTCCGGTTCTCGTATTCGGTAAGTCAGGTGCAGCAGGAAAGCCGGCTGCTGACATATGGGTGTATCCGGCTGAAATCTATGGAAAGCTGAGCAAGGCTGGTCTCCAGCAGTACAAGGCAAATAGTTACCTTGATTTCTACAAAACATTCATCAATCAGGACAGATGCAAGAATACGCCCTATCTCATTCCGGCAAGCTTCTACTACGGCCATGTCAGACGAATCCTCGCAAATGCCGATGCCTTTATGGAGGCCATAGAGAGCTTTATTAAATCTTTGTCCGATGATGATGAATAAGGTTCACATCTAACAATCCGCGTTTGTGTGGGCCGTAGTGACATGTTTGGAGCAGAATCCACCACATAATACAGAAAGCGGGCAGAATTGCATCTGTCCGCTTCAGTTTGAAGCCAAAGGAGATACCATGGCAGCTCAAAAATCAATTGCCAAGAAGCTTGAAACTCCAAAAGCAGCTATTTATATTCGTGTATCCACACACTGGCAGGTCGATAAGGACTCTCTTCAGGTACAACAGCGGGAGCTGATTGCATATGCTCAGCTTGTGCTTGGCATCAACGATTACTTTGTATTTGAGGATGCTGGCTATTCAGCAAAAAACACTGACAGACCAAGTTTTCAAAGCATGATGTCTCGCGTCCGTACCGGTGAATTCTCCCACGTGCTTGTATGGAAGATCGACCGTGTCAGCCGAAATCTACTGGACTTCGCTTCCATGTACGACGAACTTCAGCGTCTTGGGGTCATCTTCATTTCCAAAAACGAGCAATTCGATACCAGTACCGCCATCGGCGAGGCAATGCTAAAAATTATCCTTGTTTTTGCTGAGTTGGAACGGAATATGACTTCGGAACGTGTTTCCGCAGTCATGGTATCGAGAGCAAATAATGGTCAATGGAACGGCGGCAGAGTGCCTTATGGCTATAAGTTCAACAAGGAAGATAATTCTTTTTCCTTTGATGAAAAGGAATCTACAATTGCGGGAAGAATTTTCCGCCTGTATGAGAAGCATCCTTCCTGCCTCTATGTCGCAAACACTCTCAACAGAGACGGTTTACTCACGAGGGCCGGAAACAGCTGGAGTTCCGTTGCAATCCACAAAATCCTTACAAATCCATTCTATTACGGTGTCTACAGGTACAACATTCGTAACGGTTCAAAGGGAGCCACACGAGACGATTCCGAGTGGATTACCTACGAGGACCATCATCCGCCATATATCTCGAAAGAGCAGTTCAATCTTAACCAGTACAGAATGCAGCAAAACAGGCGTGGTGGAAATCAACGTGGTTTCACCGTGCAGCGTAAAAACGTTCATATCTTTGCCGGCCTTCTTGAATGTGGTCACTGTGGAAACGCTATGACCGCTACACCTGGAAAACCTCGGGCTGACGGCTGGGCTCCATCAAACTATGCATGTTCAATGCGAAGGAAAAGCCGTACCAAATGTGATGGCCGATTCATCACTGACCTTACTATTGCCCCATTCATCATTGGACTTATGGCCAATCTTCTCAATATCAGAAATTCGATAGATTCCGAAACTACTCCAGCAACGTTGGAACACAAATTGCTTGCTGGCCCATCTTTTCAAGATGTCAAACACATCGACGCCAGGGATCTTGAACGTATGCTTCAGCTTTTAAAAACCAAGCACACAGGAATCGAATACATCCCCCAAAATGAGTCCACTTCTGATGAGCAGGACGAAATTGGAATTGAGGCGCTACGCAGCCAACGGAAGAAAAAGGCAAACGCGCTTAAACGCATGAATTCACTTTTTCTTTACGGGGATGACGAAATGTCTGAAAAGGACTTTATGATAGAACGTAAAAAACTGATTTATGAACTAGATGCTATTGACGAGAAGCTTGAAGCGTTGGCAGACAAAGCAGTTGATCCGGAATATGACGACTCCTTCATCAAAAAGGCAAGTTACTTCACGATGGTGGAAAAACTGCTACACGGTGACATCAACGATCCTGTAGATTTCGTTCGATCCATTGACCCCAATGTGGTTAAATCGTTCCTGCAAACGACAGTTGGAAAGATCATTATCTACAATGGAAAGGTGTCTGAAATTCGTTTCAAGAATGGTACACCTCTGAGGTTCATCTATAAATGAAGATATCACCCCCTAAAATAGGGGGTGACGCCTATGAAATACGTCGAAAAAATATCAGCCACTGTAAATGAGAAAACACAAAGCTTTTTTCGAAGTATGACCTCTGTTTGCTATGCGGTAAACATAGGGGATGCGATGCTTATTGTGTAGTATAAAAATTTTCTTGTTC